AATATCATCAGGATCTAAAGTATTTACAACGTGTCTTAAAAATATCTCAACGTGTAATTCTTCTTCCATAGAAACATCAGCTAACACCCAAGGTTCAACTTTCCTTCTTTTTTTGGCTTGTTTGTTAAACCATCCAGACCAAGGCATTACAAGTTTCATAACAAGTTCCTCCAACCTTACCCTAGCGTATTGGTTTAATAAGGCAACAAAGCTATACTTGGCTTAGTTACACTTACAAACTATGCCCGGACATTACGGAACAGGAATGGGAAAGAAAAAGAAGAAAAAGAAAGGCGGTAAAAAGTAATTATCTGCCCGGAAATAAAGCTTTTTCTAGAGCATTAACTAACTTGTCATCTACTGTATTATCAGTTTTTTTGACCATAGCTCGTATTATATCTAATGCGAGTTTTTTTATTGCAGAGCCACGAAGGAAGGCAAAAAGAATTGGTTCTATAATTTTTAGCATTGTTATTAGTAAAATTGCTAAGTTAATAGTAGCTCATTCCCTACATCCGAGCTATAACCTCTCCTGTTGGTGGTCGGTAGGAGAGGTTATCTTCTTGGCTTAATCTCTACTACAGCAAGTTCTACTTCTTTCAAACGATGAAACACTTCTTTCATATCATCGTGCATATTATCAATCTTATCTGTTAATAATTCTATAGCTGTTGTATTACGAACAAGATCATCTCTTGATTGTCTACCTCTATAAGAGATCGAGCCAACAGAGACAAAACAAGCTGTCAACAAAGCTCCACCTACTGCTGCTACTACTTCAACCACTTTACGATTCCTCAATATATGTCTATTATACAGAAAAAGGCTATGACAGAACAGAAAAAGAAAAATCCACTTCAAAAGTTAAAAGAAGGTTTAGACGATAAAGAAGAACAACTAGCTGTAATTAGTCTTTTTGTAAGACTAGGAGTTGTGGTATGGAGTGGATTTATAGTATCCCTTAACTATATTGAACTCCCCGGATATAGTAATGAACCTAAAGACATTACATTCCCTGCCAGCTTACTGACTGCTGCGATCTCAACTTTTGGAATTGAGGCATCTAGAAAAAATGGTAGTAAAAAAGACGACAAAGTTGCATCAAATGAAGGTATGATCCAAACTATAAGGGTAATAACTCCCATTCGTATCGAGGGAGCAGAAGTAATCGACCCAAAATCTAAAAAATGAAAAAGCTACTTCCATTTATTTTTGCAGTTGCAGCTACACCAGCATATGCCAATGTTACGGCTAAATATGTGACTTCTGCACAAATTTCCATAGACTCGCCCTATGTAATTACCAATGCAGCCCCATCGAGCTACAGCATAAGCGGAAACAATGTCACCACATCTACAGGAACAGGTGATTCTCTTGTTACTAATGCTATCGGTGGCTTAAATTTAGGAAGTTTAAGTAATGGAGTACCAGCTTTAGTAAATACTAATAAAACGGTTACAAATGCTGGATCTGCGTTCACTCTTAGCGAAAGTTATCAAGCTGGGGACGTAACACAATCAGCAATCACTCCGAGTTCTGGAATAGCAACTCTTCCTGTCCTTGGTGGGCAAACTACTGTTATCTCAGGAGGTACAGCAGGGTCGCTTGCTCTTACAAATCTTAGTTCTGGAATTACAACTTGCGTTGCTGGTGGAAGTGGTACTAGCTGTCTTGCGTCTACTTCAGTCAGCATAGAAATTGACTAAACTCTGGCTACTGCTAGTATTTATATACCCGATGAAGGTTTTTGCTACTCCAGTAGTGCCACAATTCAGATCCGGCTCAAGTACTACTTCCAGTACTTCGGAATCTATTATTAATGAGCAAATTACTAGCTATCAGTATCGAACTGGCTATACATTTAGTGTTTCGGGTCACAACATCGAATCAACAGATATTAATGGCTACATCAACCCGACACCTACAAGTGTTAATGAACAAACAGTTGGAGGAGTAAATTTTAGTTGGACTTCTTTAGACGGAACATCAACCCCAAGATGGAAAGTGGCGGTTCCAGCGAACTCCTTCAGTCTGGTCGAAAGTGTAATGGCTCCCGGCCTCGATACAGTCACAAATATAAGCCGGACTATAACTACCTCAACTACAACAGAATCTACAAGTACATTTGGGCAATAGCTGTAATCCTTTGTCCTGTAAGGGTTTTGGCTAATACAACAGTAGCAAGTCCGCAATCACAAAGTACTGGAGTAGTTAATAATAATGCCACAATGATAACCCCTTCTAGCCATCCACAATTTAGGATGAGCCAAGGAATTGTCTGTGCATCTCCTACTCTTACGATTACTCCTTATATGACAGATGCGTGGAGTTTTAACCGACCTATTTCAACAGTAACTAGAACTCCCATATATGACGAAGATACAGGTGCGATAAAATATTATCAAGAAATACCAAGATTTGAAAAAGATAACTACAACCTTAACTATGGTATCTCTGCACAAATAAGTATTCCATTAGGCAAAGCACCAAGTCTTTGTTTAGAAGCAACAGAAGTAAATATTAAAAATCAAAAGTTATTAACTAAAAAGCTACAAATGGAAATTGAACTTTATAGGTTAACCATTTGCTCAGAGCAAATTAAGAAAGGAGTGCAGTTTGTTGGAGCATATGCCAAGACTTGTGAAGGAATACAAGTTTCTATACCACCCAACCAAGTTATTCCACATAATCATAAAATCATAGAAAAACCATAAAAAAAGCCCCTTCAGATTGACCTGTAAGGGGCTTGTAAAAAAGCTTGCTTATGTTTATACCTTGTCTTTTTTCTTATTTGTCAGTTTTTTAACAACTTGCTTAACTAATGGTTTGACTGCGTTAAGAAGTAATGGACTACCGGCAGCGACCAAGCCAATAACAACAGTAGATATAAGAGTAGAAATTTCTGGAATGTACTGATCTTTAAATGGAACGTCTTCATAGATAGTGATGCACTCTATCCCATCTTCACCTCTTTCATGCCTGATAACACGTTCTAATCTTTTTTCGTTACGAAAGTCTCCAACTCTTTGATTTTTTTTACTAGGGCAAGGTGTTACAGTCGGTGGCTTATCTTCTGGAATTTTTGGAATTTCTCCTTGTTCAGTTTTAGGTATTTCTGGACTTCCTCCTTGTGGCAATGGCTCTTCTATCATTGTCATCTGGTTAGGATTATAGTCAGGAGGAATAAAACTAGGAAAGGTAAAATCACAAAGAGTATATACACCATTAGGGTCGTCTAATAATAAATTATGATTTCCTGTATTTTTTATATCACGATGTCCGTAAGTACAACCCGGAGGATTTATCTCTAAGTATTGTGTAACTACTGGAATATCAGGTGTATATGGTTCTGGAATATATATTTCTGGAATATATATTTCTGGGATCTCCATCAACAATCATTAAAGTCACTAGCCATACTTTCTCCAATCTTACCGCCTTCTCTTCTTGCAGTATTCGTAGCAAAACCAGATAAGAACCAACCGACAATAGGAACATTAGATAATGATGTTACAAGTCCTGTACCTGTTGCAACTGAAGTACCGATAAGTTGTCCTGTAGATTCTCCTTTTGCTTTTTCTTTTATACAAGCAATTTGTTTTGCTGTAAGTTCAGCACCATTTATAACAGTTACATCTTTTTCTCCAGCTATTCTTTGACTTTCTTTTGTAGATAAAGCTTTACTAGCACCTAAAAACCCTGCTGGTTTTTTACTCGTTTCCATAGAAGCAATAATTCTAGGATCGTGCATCCGATGTAATATTCTATAACTTTCTTTATCAGCTTGTATTTCATAAGTAGAATATTTACTAACAGGCAAATCAAACATTGGTAATGTAGATTTTTTGCTTAATAAGTTTATTGTATAAAAATTAGAAGCAACAAAAATAGTTCCAAGTCCTATTGATATTCCTTTAATAACATTACTCATAAAATTTTAAAACTTAGGAAGTTTTGTTGTTGGTAAAGGTAATGCTGGACTTGTCATTTCTGGTAACTCTTGATCTAACATTTTAGGCATCATGCCACTTACACCACCTAAAATTTCATTCATTATCTTTGCTTTAAATTGTTCGCTAGTTACATACTTAAATGTAAAAAAACCACCGCCTAAGATTCCCAATACTAAAACAGTAGATAGAATAGAAAGATAGTTACAAATTTTTTGAAACATGATTAAAGAAGCCTTAATTAAAGCGAGCGTACCAATAACATTTATGGTGCTTTTTTTAATTATAGGATTAGCACCGCTTTATGTCATGTATGGCATTATTGACAGGAATATTCCTGTTAAGACTCGGTAGATTCTTGGTTTTCTTTTATAAGATCATCACAAACAGAAATACCACCTCTTAACTCATGTATTTTTTTTTCACAGTTTTGCATAACCTGTTGAGCTTCTTGATAATTTTTTGCTATCTGTTGTAATTCTGATTCAAGAGCAGCTTTTTTTTGATTAGGATCTAACATCAAGTTATAGAGTGTAATACTAATATAATACTAGCAATCTGATATAAATTCAACTATTTACTTTGCCTCTAATGCTTCAATTCTAACTATAGCTTCCTGTAATGCAGCTACAAGTAAAGGTACAAGTTTACTTTGATCTATTCCTTGATAAATTGGATCACCTTTTTTTACACCTGTTTCTTCATTATCTTCTGTAGCTACTTCATCTTTTGTACCACTTATAGCTTCTGGAACGATTGAACTTACTTCGTGGGCTAAAAATCCATCAACTGTTGTACTTGAATCTCTTTTAAAATTAAACCTAGAAGGTTTTAATGCTTTTAATCTTGTAATTCCATCAGAAATTCCAACTACATTTTCTTTTAGTCGATAGTCTGAACCTGTATTATAAACAGTTGTAGAACCATCAGAATAAACATTTCCAGTTATATTTCCGTTGTATAAAAAACGGAAAAAGAAGGCTCTTCCAGTTGAAATAGATGAACTCAAATCTATGTTTACAGCACTTGCAGCATCAGCTTCAATTCCAGCAACAACAACATTGCCTGATCTTTTTACAACTAAATTTTTATCTGCTGTAGTAGTTCCAATTCCCACAAAGCCAGACGAACCTATACGCATACGTTCTGAACCAGGAGTAAAAAACTGCATACTGTCAGTACTATGTTGATACCGAATCTGACCCATAAAATTGCCACCACCATCATTGAATGAAATTATTCCCATATTGGTAGTGCCATCAGTAGTTATTCCAAAAGTAGCGTGATCTCCAGACGGGCCTTGTATGCCAAAAACTTCACTTGTGTCGATAGTTGTAGTTCTACCAATCAACACATCGCCATCAGAATTTATACGCATACGTTCTGTGCCATTATCTTCAATAGTTAAATTTCCAACACTATCTTCTATTAGATTATGATTTTGTCCATTACATTCAATTTCTAATCTACCAGAAGCATTATCACCACCTCGTATAGATACTATTGCAACAGCACTTCCTTGTGAATTATTGGTATTTTTTACAATTAAACCATCTGAGGCATTTGCTGAGTGAGTCAAAGTCAAAAGATTAGATGGACTTGTTGTACCTATCCCTACGTTTCCAGACGAATCTATACGCATGCGTTCGTTAGCTCCAGCAGTCTCAAAAGCTAAGCCGCCGTACCCATTTAAAGTTAAACCATTTAAAGCAGTTGTAAATTTTAGATAATGTGAACTTACATCAGCAGACCAAGTTAATGCACTCCCATTTCCCCCGCTAAATTGAATATTACCACTGCCTATATCAAGAGAATTTGATGGACTTGTTGTACCTATACCAACCCGATTATTAGAAGAGTCAACGTGTAAAGTATTGGTGTCAATGGTCAGATCACCAGTTCCAGTGATAGCTCCTGTTACATCTATTCCACCAGAAATAAAATCTACGTTACCATGAATATCAGTATGACCATCAGAAAAAATTTTTATTTTATCTACATTATTTGTAGCATCATAAACTAAAAAATGACCTCCATTGGAATCAACCATGTAGTCTGGATCAGCGTTGGTATCAGTAAAGATTATTCTGTTGTGAGTACTTGATAATGTTATAAAACCATCAAAACTTGAAGCTCCTGTTACGTCAATACCAGCACCAACGTCTAAATTCCCTGCTACATCAACGTGTCCATCTGTGTTTACAACTAAACGATCTGCTGAATTAGTGTTGTCTCTTATTCTAAAAACACCATTATTATTTTGTAATACATAGTCAGGATTATTATTACTATCATTTAGCTGAATTGTAGGTGTTGTATGTGAAAGTATTAAGTTTGAACCGTTAACATTTCCTGTCGTAGTAACATTTTGACCTCCAAAATCAGGAGAAATCTTTGACCCTGCTATTGCTGCACTTGCGTTTATATCAGCATTTACAATCGCTGCGTCTGTTATACCATCAGATGTAATTCTTGTTAGTGTCATAATTAACTAGGTTTTGGGTATTTTGCTTTTACAGGATCGACTATATCTGTCTTCCACTTATCAAGTCCGTTGTGGTAAATGTAATCGAGTTGTGTACCCCAATTTGGATACTCTTCTTGTCTTTGCCATTTATAATTTTCTTTATTAAGCTCTACTCTGGCTGCATCTATTTTAGATTGCTCTACAGTTACTTTGTTATTGTTTGCATCAAACACACCTGTACTGTCATCAATCATAACAACATTAGGATATGCTTTATAAATTGCGTTGTGATCGTATTGCATTATGCTCCTACCTCTATTGCTGTAATTGTTGATTGGGTATCAAAATCGTATGCGTAGTTATTATCTGTATGATGACGATTTAAATACAATGTTGCAGTACCATTATGTCCAGCACCTAATCTACAACTATAAGTTATTTGACTTGTACCGCCAGCAGTATCAACATATTGACCAGTAGTTGTGTTATGTGTTCCTGACCATCTTACGTCTCCGGCGGCTGTTCTTTGTTTACGATTGTTGCCTCGGTCATCACCAGAAGCTCCAGTAAGATGTGAACCAGCTTTAAAAAAAGCCCAACATACTTCATTATCACTATTAAATCCTATACTTAAACTAGCTATAAGAAGAATCTTATTACTTGAATTTGATGGAGTAATATTTACTGAAATACAGTCATTAGTTAAGTTACCTTGATTAGTAGCAACACTACTTTGTGAAAAATGATCGGTTTTTGTTGTTGATTGAACTTGTAAAACTTTTCCTAACGAACCGCCAGAATCAATACTTGTGCTATCTCCAAAATGTATAGTCATTATGACACCTCCGTTAAATTGAACTTATATTTTTTACCAGATCGTTTGTTCACTAAGAAAAGATCCTCTGCTCCTTCTTGTATAGTATAACTTCCCCAAGTTCCGTCAACATCATTAGCACCACCTTCGTTAGATAAGTTA